GATATGAAATCATTCAAGCAATTTATATCTGAATCAGTTAATATTGCTGGTGATTTTACTGGAAATCTTTATATTAATTCCGAAACAGAACAACCTCAGCAAGTAGGAGAAAACTATGTTGCTGATGTTATGTGGCAAGGAAACTTGTATAGATTGGAATTAGTAACCAAATCTGGATTGCCCTCAAAACAGGATTTAGGTGAGCAACTTCAAAGACAATATCCTGGAGCAATTGTTCATCAGATTTATCCAGCAGAAGAAAAGAACTTTAACATTAAAAACGTACAAAGATATCACCCCTCAAAATTAGAATGGATTGATTGATAATGGCTCAGTGGAATATACAAAATCAAGATTATCTAAATCAAGAGAGATCTTTATTTGAAGTTAATAATATTGCAACTAAAGATGGTCAACCAGTTAGTGTTGACAATCCATTTCCAGTATCTCTTGGAAGTTCTAGCATTACAATTAATGGTGATATTAGTATTCCTGGAATAGTAACTGTTACAAGTACACCAGAAAATCCAATTCATTCTCATCTAGTAGAAGTAGGAACCAGTAGCACATTAACAGTTCCATATCTCCCAGTCGGTATTTCAACATTACTGAATACTGTAAGTATTGGAACTACTGGGCAAGTATCAATCAACCTCAATAATTCACCAGTCAGCACCACAAATCCATTTCCAGTAACAGCAACTTTTGGAAATCAAACAGATAGTAATAGATTAAAAGTTTCTCCTTTCCAAACAGTTTTCTTTAATACTTTCCAGTATGGTAAAGAGACTGATGTTTGGGATGAAAGAATAGTTGGAGTTGGAACCGCAACCTGGAACCAATATTCCAGTAATGTGGTTATGCAAGTAGGTGTTACTACTGGAAGTAAAGTTATCAGACAAACCAAGAATGTAATGAGATACATCCCTGGCAGAGGATCGACACTTGCATTTGCAGTTCGTCTTGATAATCCACAGGTAGGTATTCGTAGAAGATTTGGATTGTTTGATGATAATAATGGTGCTTATTTTGAGGATAATGGAGGAACATATTCGTATGTAATTCGCACCACTACAACAGGTATCACCACAGAAATAAGAATTGGTAGAGAAGGTTGGAATGGTGATAAGTTTGATGGTAATGGACCATCTGGTGTAATTGCAGATCCAATCAAACAACAGATGATTTCTATTGCTTATGAGTGGTATGGTGCAGGAACTGTAAATTTCGATTGGTTAATGGGTGGTAAGACTGTTAGGAGTCATTCCTTTATTAATTCAAACACCAATAATTTTGTTTGGTGTTCTACACCATTCCTCCCAATTCGTCTTGAGATTGAGAATATTACTGGTGTTGCAGGAACTCATTACCTTTATCAGGGTTCTAATTCACTTATTCAAGAGGGAGAGCCAGAAAAACTTGGAGCACTTGTAAGTCAGTCTAATACCATCACGGGAACTACGATGACACTTGCAGATACATTTTATCCCATCATAAGTTTGCGACTTAAACCAACCGCATTACAAGCAGTATTACTTTTGAGATCTTTACAAGCAGTAACGAATGATAATACTAATGTGTATTGGAAACTTTTAGAGAATGCAACATTAACTGGTGCAAACTGGATAAATCACGCAAATCCAGATTCATTTGCTCAGTATGATATTTCTGCAACTTCATATTCTAACGGTAGAGATATTCTTTCTGGATTTACTATTTCTGGTGGTTCTTCTTTAACAGATATTGATAGACTTGCAGACTTACAACTTGGAAGGTCTGGTATTGGGACAATCAGTGACATTTACACTCTTGTTTGTGCAAGTCCTAATACTAACAAAAAAGCACTTGCAGTATTGAACTGGATTGAACAGAGATAATTAATAAATAACTAATAAAGTCTTTATTATATAATAATGCAAGTAACAAAACCACTTTCTATAGAAACTGATTTAGCAACTTCTTCTGGTGCTGGAACAAGTATACTTTCTGCAACATGCGTAAGATTATATAATGGAGCTGGTGCAGCAACTACAATTGCAATTTCAGCATCTGTTGGGGCGAGTGCATCTTATTCATTTACTTTACCATCTGGTGCTGTTGAATTTATACAAAAATTACCCACTGATATTATCTGGGCTTCAGCATCATCTATAAAAGTAACAAAAGTAGGATTTACTAACTAAGAAAAATGAAACTTATCAGAGAAGAAATCGAAAAGGTAGAACTTATCACCGAAGATGTTGGTGGTAAAAAACAAATGTATATCCAAGGTGTATTCCTCCAAAGCGAAACAGTTAATCGTAATGGTAGAATGTATCCTTTTTCGATTATGGAAAGAGAAGTAAATCGTTATAATGAAAATTATGTTAAAAAAGGTAGGGCATTAGGAGAACTTGGTCATCCAGATGGTCCTACAGTAAATCTCGATAGAGTTTCTCATAAAATTACTGAATTAAAGCAAAGTGGTAATAATTTTGTAGGTAAGGCACAAATCTTATCAACTCCAATGGGAAAAATTGCAGCATCTCTTCTTAAGGATGGGGTAACTCTTGGTGTTTCATCCCGTGGTATTGGTTCTCTAAGAGAAAACAATAAAGGATATAAAGAAGTTGGTGAAGACTTCATGCTTGCAACTGCAGCTGATATTGTTGCTGATCCTTCTGCACCTGATGCTTTTGTTCAAGGCATTATGGAAGGCAAAGAATGGATTTGGGATGGTGGAATTCTCCGCGAAAAACTCGCAGAAAACACCAGAAGAAAAATTAATAATTTGGTTGAACAAAGAAGACTAGAAGAGAATAAAATTGAGTTATTTAATGAATTTTTAAATTCATTATAATATCTTAAATTTAGATTTTAATAAATAAATATAGATTAAATTAATAAAGGTTAATCGGAGAGTTCAAATGTCTCGTGGTAAAAATTTACAAGAAATGGAAGCAGGCACTAAGCAATCCAGAACCGCTGTCAATGCTGGTGCAAAGGCAGGGGATGCAATGCAGAAGCTAGCACCTGGAGCAGTTGCTGGCCAAACTGGCAGCTGGGAAGATCTTGGTGGTCCTACTCCAGAAAACTATCGTTCTGACGATAGCTCTGCAGAGTTAAAGACTCCAGGAAAAACTTTACAACAAGTAAAAAATATTGTAAATAAAGGTGCTAAGGCTGCTGATCCAATGAAGGGTCTTAAAAAAAGTGAAGCAGTAAAGGAAGATGAGGATCTAGAAGACGAAGATCTAATTGAAGAAGAAATTGAAGAAGATAATGAATTTGATGAAGAAATTGAAGAAGAAGTAGTTTCTGAAGCTTCTAAAGAAGAAGAAGACGAAGAAGAGGAAGAGGAAGAAGAGGAAGATGATGAGGAAGAGGAAGAGGAAGACAAGAAAATGAAGAAAGAAGAGTTTGACATCGAAGAAGATGTCAATGCTCTTTTAAATACTGGCGATGAAGAAGAACTCTCCGAAGAGTTTAAAGAAAAAGCAAAAGTAGTTTTTGAATCTGCACTCAGATCAAAAGTCTCTGAAATCAAGGAAGAACTTGAAGTTCAATATGAGCAGAGACTTATTGAAGAAGTAGATGCTATTAAGGCATCACTTGAGGAAAGAATTGATTCTTACCTTGAGTATGTTTCTGAAGAGTGGATTTCAGAAAACGAATTAGCAATTGAGCACGGTCTCAAGACCGAAATGACCGAATCATTCCTTCAAGGAATGAGAGGTCTTTTTGAAGAACATTATGTATCAATCCCTGAAGATAAATATGATGTGTTAGAGAGCATGGTAGAAAAACTTGATGACATGGAGACAAAACTCAACGAGCAAATTGAGAAAAATATCCATCTAAACAATCGTCTCGCAGAGTCGGTTGCAAATGGAATCTTTGATGAAATTTCTGAAGGTCTAGCACTATCTCAGAAAGAGAAGCTCGCTTCACTTGCCGAAAGTGTTGAGTTTGAAGGTGACGCAGAATATCGTGAGAAATTGGAGACTTTGAAGGAATCATACTTCCCTTCAAGATCTACATCTCCACAGGCAAAAACTGAAACACTTTCTGAAGGAGTAGACGTTGCAACTGAGTATCACTCAGATTCGATGAATGCTTACCTGAGAACTCTTTCAGCAGTTGCTAAAAAGTGAATTTAATATTATTCAAATAAAACACAATTACACTTAGAAAAAGGTAAAAAGCAAATGTTCCAATCCGAGCATCTGCAGGAAAAGTGGGCACCACTTCTCGACTATGATGGTCTTGATCCTATCAAAGATTCACATAGAAGAGCTGTAACCGCTGTCCTGCTCGAAAACCAAGAAAAATTCTTAAGAGAGCAATCTGCTTTCTCAAATGGTCTATTAACCGAAACCCCAACCAATGCAGGTAATGCTGCTGGTGCATCTGGTGGTTTTTCAGGTTCCGCAACTGCAGGTGGTCCTGTAGCAGGTTTTGACCCCGTTCTGATCTCTCTGATCAGACGTGCAATGCCTAACTTAGTTGCATATGATCTTGCTGGTGTTCAGCCAATGAGCGGTCCTACTGGACTCATCTTTGCAATGCGTTCACGCTACAACGATCAGTCTGGCACCGAATCCCTGTTCAACGAAGCAGATACTGCATTCTCTGGTCAGAATTCTGGTATCGGTCTAACCGCAGCATCTGACGTTACTGCTGGTATGGGTACTACTACCCAGTATGGTTCAAACCCAGGTCTTCTTAACCCTGTTGGTACTGGTGCATCCACTGGTTCTGCTGGTTATAACGTTGGTCAGGGTATGTTCACTGGAGATTCTGAGAATCTCGGTAACGGTGCTGAGAACCAGTTTAACGAAATGGCATTCTCAATCGAGAAAGTCCTCGTTGAAGCAAAGTCAAGAGCACTCAAAGCTGAGTACTCCTTAGAACTCGCACAAGACCTCAAGGCAATCCACGGTCTAAACGCAGAAGCAGAACTTGCTAACATTCTCTCTACTGAGATCCTCGCTGAGATCAACAGAGAAGTTATCAGAACCATCTATAAGGTTGCTGAGCAAGGTGCTGCTGTTAACACTGCTACCGCTGGTGTATTTGACCTTGACGTTGACTCCAACGGTCGTTGGTCAGTTGAGAAGTTCAAGGGTCTCCTCTTCCAGATCGAGCGTGATGCTAACGCAATCGCACAAAGAACTCGTAGAGGTAAGGGTAACGTTATCATGTGTTCTGCTGACGTTGCTTCTGCTCTCAGCATGGCTGGTGTACTAGATTACACCCCTGCTCTGAATGCAAACCTCAACGTTGACGACACTGGTAACACCTTCGCTGGTGTTCTTCTCGGTAAGTTCCGCGTATATATCGATCCATATTCAGCAAACGTATCTGCTAACCAGTACTACGTTGTTGGTTATAAGGGTTCTTCCCCTTATGATGCAGGTCTGTTCTATTGCCCTTACGTTCCTCTCCAAATGGTTCGTGCCGTTGGTGAGAACACCTTCCAGCCTAAGATTGGCTTTAAGACCAGATACGGTCTTGTTGCTAACCCATTCGCTGAAGGCACCACTCAGGGTCTCGGCAGACTTCAAGTTAACGCAAACCGTTACTACAGAAGAGTTCAAATCAAGAACCTCATGTGAGTCTGGTCACAATTTAATCAAGAGACCCGAAAGGGTCTCTTTTTTTATCTAAATAGTTAGAAAACAATGACTACAGGTAATCTTTATAGTAATCAAATCCAAAATAGAAATTTTCTATCTTCTATTGCATTCAAATTTACTTTGAATAGAGCACGTAAAGTATCATTCTTTTCTAACTCTGCAAATATACCAGG